TGCAGAATTGCAGGACAGGGAAATATTCAGACTGAAAGAAGTTGTCAAAGCATACAAGACTGTCGTGGAACTGATTAAAGAAGATTTGGAGGATGAAGATAATGGCAGTAGCAAGGAAATGTGACCGATGCGGAACATTTTACGACATACCAAAGACCGGCGAAATATGTGGCATCTGGTGGATGTACGGAGTTGAGGCGGTCGGCGGTCCGCGGGATTTATGCCCGAAATGCACGGATGAGCTGAGTGATTGGATGGAAGGAGGCAAGTTGAATGCACAGCATGGAGAAGATTGTAGCGGACTGGAAGAAGTCGGAAGCGAAGAGGCAGAAGAGACCGTATGTGAAGCCGGAGATTCTGAAGGTGGAGAAGCAGAACCCGCCGACCTGCCCGATGTACCCGAAGAAAAGCCCGAGAAGCTTTCTTATTCGGTCGAAGACCAAGTGAGGATGCGATTGTCGGGAATGCGGACGAAGGACGTGGCTACCACATGCCATGTTACACCCGCAACGGTTTCCGCTAACGTGAGCAACTTCAAATCGAAGCATCCCGAACGCTACGCCGAGCTTGTAGCGGAATATGAAAAGCCCGTTGTCGAGGTAACGGAGGGAAACCCGTGAGCGCCGTGACTGCCGTGCCGTACAAGGCTTACAAGCCGGCAGGGTGGGAGAACTTCCAACACGGCGCGGAGACATACCGGAAAAAGACCTACAGCAACGATGTAAGGCAGAGCAGACGGGACGCGCTCAATCAGAACCTTTTAAAACCCGACATGCACAACGACCGGAGCGGATTCTGCGGGACATGGACGAGCGGAGAGCTGAAGGAGCTGTGGCGTCTCAGATACGAGAGAAAACCGAAGTACACATACGATCAGCTGTCGAAGCGGTTCCACAAGCCTAACACATGGGACATAGTCAACACGCTTTGTCTACTCCAGAACCGGAAACGGACAGGCGTGGATATGTGGACGCCAATTAACAAGCCGTCCTGCGGAGATGACCCGTCAAGGCCCGTAGTATTCCACAAGCAAGCCAGACCCATCGCCGAGAAGACAAAAGAAATCGTGCGGCTGCTCGGTGAGGGATATACGCCGAAGGAAATCGGCGAGATAAACGGGATGACGAGGAAGGATGTAAGTTCCGCGATAAGCCGTGTGCGGAAGAATCACACAAAGCTCTTTTACGAGCTGATTGAAGAAGGCAAAGCACGCAAAAAATGAGCCGCAAGGAGTGAGAGGATTCCCAAACGGCTCAAGAGATTAAGACAAGTTCATTATACCACGAAAGGAATAAAACATGAACAACATTACAGTCATTTTGAAACAGAAATATGATGATGTGACATTTCCGGTCGACGATTTTTCCAAGATTACAAGCATCGTTGAGACCATCGGAGACCGTCTGGATGGCGTGGCGGTCACGATCGAAGTCAAAGAACCGGAGGTAGAAGGCGATGGCGAAACGAATTGACTGCGAAATCTGTCACGAACCGATTGACGACAACATGTGCTTCATGATCGACCCGTTCAATCACAGGGCAGCTCATAAGCGCTGCATCCGCCAGAAACTCATGTTGGCATTCTCCGACACCATCGGAACGGATGACGACGAAATCGACGAGCTGATTACGGAAGCAATCATCGACCACATGGAAGAGCATACGCCGAGTATTTCCGGCAACTGGTGGGAGGATGACGATGGATGATTTAACAGACATCTGCACAGGGATTAAGCTCCGAATGTCGCGGATGCTCGAAGAGATTCCGTCAGACAGCTATTCGGAGAGCAAAGAGGCCAGTTCGCTCAGGGATTATGCGAGTGCCCTGGCTACATTAGAGAGATTAAGACAAGGAGACAGATATGAGCAAAGTGATTGGAGTTATGGGGGAGAGCGGAAGCGGTAAGACGACCGCGATGCGCAACCTTCCTCCCGAAGAGACCTTTTATATCGACTGTGATAAGAAAGGACTTAACTGGAAGGGGTGGAGAGCACAGTACAACGTCGATAAGAAGAATTACTGGAGCTCGGACAGCTTCAGTATCGTTTCCAACATCCTCGACAAGATAAATAAGGAGAAGCAGTTTCAGCACATCAAATACGTTGTGATCGACACAATCAACGGAATGATGGTCGCCGAGGAGATGCGGATCCTCGCCATGCAGTCCGGAGATAAACGATCTGCATGGTCTGATTTGGCAAAGGATGGGTGGGCGATCGTAAACAAAGCCCTGGAACTGAGAGACGACCTGACGGTCATCATCCTCGCGCATTCCGAGACGATTTCCGACGACAACGGAATTATCCGGACAAGGATTAAAACAAATGGGCGAAAGCTCGAAAAACTCGTACTCGAAAGCAAGATGACAACGGTAATCTGGTCAGTCAGACAGGACGGAAAGTACAAATTCCTGCTGAGTGCGGACGGGAGCACCTGCAAAGTGCCTCTCGGAAGTTTTGAGACGGACGAGTGCGACAACGACATTATGATCGTGATTAAGGCGCTGGAGGAGTATTGATATGGGCTATGAAGACATTTCGCTTGTTGCGTTACCCGACCACGTAAAGATATATGCGGAATACAAAGACGAAGACGGTACTCCCGCATATGAGCGCATTCATCTTGTAGGGCTTATGAAGAACGAAGACGGCTCAACATTCTACAGCTTACTTTCACTCTGCGACGGAATAATTGAGAGACCTGAAGAAGCTGAGAATTTTGTTCGCTACCACATATCCGAGAATTGGATAAAAGAATTACCATCTGACTTTATTGAAAACAAGGAGGACTAACACAGCATGGCATTACCAAAATATGACAAATCAAAGCGCAAACAGAACACATACATCCAGCTTCCGAAAGGAGCGTATGTCGTCACCATCAAGGGCGCGAAGCTGAATACATGGCCGTCAGGTGATGAATACATCTCAATGGCGTTCGACATCGCCGAGGGCGAATACAAAGGACTGTATCAGTCCCAGTTTGACAACGACACGCGTTCTGGGAAGCAGTGGCCGTTTGATGCGGTGTTCAACCTCAACGTACCGAGGGACACATCGGAGCCGTGGGTATGGGATATCTACAACACGTTCTTTGCAGACCTCGAGGATTCCAACAACGGCTTCGTTTTTGCTGGCGACCTGAAAACCCTCAAAGGCAAGGTGATCGGCGGAAAGTTCCATAATAAGCAGTCCGAGAAGAACGGCACGGTATACGACCATATCGTCATGAAGTGGACATGCACGGCAGAAGCGGTCAGAACCGGCAAGGCCGGCAAACTTCCTAACGACAAGCTGATCGGGACGGGCTCGCGCGGATCCGTAACGCGTTCATCTTCTTCCGCTGCTGATCCGGACGGATTCATGGACATTCCTGACGGCGCTGAAGAGGAGCTTCCGTTTTGACCGATAAAGAAGCCGACCTCATCCTTGAGAGCTTCCGGATCATAGCGGACACGCGCGAACAGTCCACACCTAAAGCAAGACGCAGATACAAGACAATCGGCACTCCGATCGAACGAGCTACGCTTTCATACGGAGATTACTGTGGGAACATTGATATACGCGGGAAACCGCTGCTCGATGTTTCCGTACGAATTTCACCGGCGTGTGTGGTCGAGCGGAAAATGGGGCTTGACGAGCTGGCCATGTGCTTCACGCGGAGCCGCGACCGGTTTCAGAAAGAGTTCGAGCGGGCAAAGAACGCAGGGAGCAAGGTCTACCTGCTCGTGGAAGATGCGACTTATGAGGACATCATAACGCATAGATACCGGAGTAAATTCGCTTCCAACGCCTTCCTTGGCTCGCTCCTGAGCTGGTCAGTCCGGTACAATCTGACACTGGTGTTCTGCTCCAGCGCAACGTCTGGCGACCTGATCCGCGAAATACTGATGCGGGATATGAGGGAGAGGCTGGTGAGAGATGAGTACGGATAAAGGATTTATAAAGCTATATCGCGACATACGCGACCATTGGGTGTGGAGCGATCCGGAATATCTGAAAGCATGGATTGACATTCTTATGCTGGTCAATCACGAGGATAAACAAATTCTATTTGACAAGAAACTCGTGGTCGTAAAGCGCGGCTCGCGAATAACCAGCATAAGGAAATTATCGGAACGATGGGGGTGGAGTCGTGGACGCGTTTCTCGCTTCCTGAACATGCTAGAAGATGACGGAATGATAGCCACTAAACGGGACACC